GTCATCATTTGTTTCCAGCGGTGAAAGTAGTTCTTCAATGTCCGGGAAGTCTTTCACCCGGCCAAGGCGCGCGGTGATGTAGGCGCCGTAGATGATGCGCCTATAGTCGTCGGTTTCACGATTTGCATATCCTTTTGAATAAGACTGTAGTTCAATCGGTGTCATTTCCCAAAATTCAGCGGGTTTGATACCTATTCGGGCGGCTTCCTCGATGAGAACTGAAAAGTCCCAGTCCTCGCTTTCACCGCCGCCTACACGTTTTTTTCCGGTTTACCGGTGCTGCCTTCAATGGCAAGGCTAAGCTTTTCTGAGATCTCAGGGATACTTGAATGGTCATCAATGAGGTCCATAACGGCATCAACGGTCAGCGCCGGATCCTCATGGACGAGTCCAGCCCAAATGAAAACGGCAAGGTCATTAATACCGACATCACTCAGGTTGAGCTTTGATATTTTAACGCCAAGTTCAGTTTCTATGAGCGACATTGCTTTCATGCCGAATCGAAGATTTCTTGGCTTATCTAAATGAAGTGTGACTGAAAAGTTGGCCACTTTCATTCCCCTTTCGAATTTAAGAGAGCGGCCATTTAGGCCGCCCATCTATGTCAGTTTAAGTGGTACGCGTTGCAATAACGGTATACGTCTTAGGCGATTTGCCTACTTCATAGACGATGATATCCAGGCGCTTTGAGGTCTGGGCGGTGTCAAACCCGGTGATTGAGTTCGAAGCCACAGCGCTTGTAAGCGTTTGAAAGAATACCCCATCCACATAAAGATCAATAGTATGGCTCGCTGCCGTCACCGTCACTGTTGTTGAAGTGGTCGTTGTCCAGGTTGAATAATAGTTGAATTTATTAGTTCCAAACGTTGGAGCCACTGCCCCACCTGAAAGCACTAGAGCTGTGATGCCGGCTGATGCAACGAGTCCAAGGGTTGCCGCCCCGGTGACGCGAAGAACAATGTTGGCTTCAAGAACGTCATTTCCAATCTCAGGTCCCGGCGCTTCCATAACGAGCGCATAAAAGGTGTAGGTTGCACCAAGTGCACTCGGGAAGGTAATCGTATAAAGATCTGTCGTTTGATTTGTAAAAGCGGTGCGAATGGCTGTCTGGCCCGCATCGCCTGGATAGAAGTTAACGGTGACCGTCACGCTGCCGTAGTCCATCAGACCAAGGATAAATTCCTTAGCGGTTGAGGATAGTGTAGTGACATCGATTTCATCCTTTTTGCTGTTTAGCGGCGATATTTTTTTAACTTCACCAATTGTAGTGGCCCCAATTTTCAGTGTGGTACTGTTGCCTAGTTTTGCTTGAGATCCCATTAACATTTACCCCCTCATTAATTGTAAAAGAATTGTATTTCGATCACGCCGGTCGTGACATCCGTTCCAACATCATATCCGTCGAATTCGTTTACGATTTCAGCGCGCTGGACATATGGCGAACCGGGTGCATATTCACCTATGACGTCTTCAAATGCTGCACGCAAGTCCTCTCTAATACTTCTCATTTCAGGATAGGTCCTACCGTAGATGTCAAACTGGATGGAGACTTCCCGGCTACCTTGTTCACATAGAGTTGGCGAGCGGACAGTGCTGATTCTCTTGTAAACGATATAGGGTTGGGTTGCCTTCTGCGGCGCACTAACTGGATAGATCCGATTAGAAAGTACCGGAAGTTCGGTGGTTAATTTATGATAAATTGCATCTTCTATCGTCAAGTTACACCACCTCTCGACATGCCAAAATGAGCTCGCCCTCATGCTTTCCGGTATCATTGATAAATAGAATGTCAAAATATCGGTTGCCGTATTTAACTCGCATCGTCGTGTCAAGACCCTCACGGTACCAGAGTCTAAAAATGGCGTTAACTTCTGAATTGAGTTTTTGTGCTGCGTAAAATTCCCGGCCACTTCCTGCTTTGAAGGAAGCCCAAACAGTGAAAACATCAGTCCAGTCATAGTTCTCGGATCCGTCGGGCGCTCTTGATGTTACGGGTGGATCAGGGCGGCGCTGGATGGTGATTCTGTTTCTGAGTTCCCCTGCATTAATCATGGTCGGCCTCCCTAAAACCACGTGATGCGGTACATATCATAAAGCCGCTTCACAGTGTTTAGTGCACCAGGTGGGATCTCCTCATCACGATACTTATACAAAAGACCGACGTGTAATAACATGCCGGCCTTTAGAGAGTATGGAATTAGACTTGTTGTGCAGTTATAGCCGGCCACATATCTGATTCGGATTGGACTAACCGGATAAAGCACTTCGCTTGGCCATGATTTCTGATGTGGTAAGGCAATGCGTCCCGGGGAAAGGTCGTCATCGACAATGAAGTCTATATTTTCAACGAGTATCTTTTCCGTACCATCGGTTGTTTTATAAATGACTGACACTACTGACTGTAGTGGCGGACGTGGCAGGAAGATCGAATTACAAACAGGAAAGCGATCTAACAGAAGCTCTAGAGTTTGAGTTGCAAGCGCCCTTCCGGTATACCCCTGCGCATAATCACGCGCGGCGAAAATGAGATCCGCAATATAATCGTCTTCATCAGCTGTATCGATTCTGAGTTGATCTTTGACATCATCAATGCTGATCGGTTCTTCACCGACTGGCGTTATAATTTTTATGGTCATTACACCCACCGCCTTTTAATGGTTGACCTGGCAAGGATCATAGATCCTTCAAGAATCCCTGAAAATTCATAAATTACTGGGTCTGAAACGCAGTCCGGGATCGTGAAATCATAGATATAAATTCCCGTGTCCTGGCGGTCTGGTACTGCAATGAGGAGAACGTTTTTCTTGCCATCGTAGATGGTGACCAATACTTCGTCTACGTCTGCAAGGTCGCCGCTGAAATCGTGGAATCTTCCTATTAGCCTTATGGTATCTCCAATATATGCCATAATATCAATCCCCTCGATTTCAAGTTTGAGTTCGCGCAGGTGTATTTCAAGTGTTAGATCCCGCTTTTTAACCCTTAGATGTTCACGTGTTTTTTTTCCAATACCCAGCACGTTGCTTGCGATGATTAGAAGTTTCCTGATGAATAAAGTCCTATCAAAGGATCCGACCGCTTTAGAACCTGTCGATAAAAACAAGTAGTAAAGGTTCGCTCGCATCCAAAAACCTGCAATTCTGCCCTTTGCTGTAATAACCTTAAGGGTTTCTTTGACCTTGGAGCTGGCTGCGCTTGCGGTTACTATAATCGTTTTATAAAAAGCATTTGCTCTGATGGCCTGAGTACTGATGTGAATCAAATCGGCTAGATCTTTGGACGACTTCTTTGACAATGTTTCAATGGTGCCTACAACCGTGGTCATACTTTTAATTGCAGCCTTAATGTGAAGTATTGACGCGTTGGCGTTTATTTTTTTTATAAAGGTCTTCACTGTTCGTTTCGAGATGGATCTTATAGTTTTTATAGTTTGGGTGAAGGATTTACTTGCTCGCTTTCTGGCAGTTGTCATTAGAACCGATCCGGAAATAATCGATTTTGTAATGGCGCGACCTATTGTGTGCACTGTACGCATCATCGCAATCAGCGTCTTGAATGCAATTTTTGTACGAATAACGGTAGATGCGGTTGCAATAAAGTCTGATAGACGCTTTGAAGTCTGCACAGTGAAAAGTATACTTGCGCTTATCACCTCAAAAAGGGATTGAGCTGAGTCCTTTATCATTTGGACTGAAAGGTCTATACCTGTATTTAACTTTTTAATAGCAGTACGAGAAAATACCGAGACGCCTTTTACAGCTGCTGACAAGGTCTTAAGATACACCTTGATTCGGTCAAACACACCTGAAGCTTTCACAGTTTCATTTAGGGTGTTAACTGAACGTTTCACCGTGGATCCGCCCGCGTTTGCTTGCTTGACAAGCGTTCGCACCACGCGCTTGACTGCGGAGCCGCTTATACTAACAATCTCAACTAGGGTCCGATTGGTGTTACGCCTGAATGCAGCGGATGTTATCGCGACTGCATTTAGTATCTTTGAAAGGCTGTTAAGTCGTAATGTGGTGCCCATAGCTTTGATGGTTCCAGTAAGACTTTTGATCGTGCGCCTCAGTCCAGCCGCACTGGATCTGATGAACTTGATAAATGTACGAATGGTACGCTTTAAATCTGTCCCAGTCGTCTTTGTGATTTTGATAAAGGTTCGGTTTGTAAAGCGCCTGGATGTTGCAGTGGCTTTTATGATTTCGGTCAGCGTTTTATCGACCGGCTTTCGAATATGGACAACAATGCGCGAGATCGTCGATGTTATCTTGCCCATATGCCGCCTTACCAAAGCGGTTGTCTTGACCCCTTTTGTTTTCGTAGTCCGCACCTGTTTGATAACCATGCGGGTAATCCTAACACCGGCAGTTGAGGTTTTAGAGCTGCGTTTATCAAAGGCAAGGGTGATCGTTATGCCTGAGAGTATTTCCTTTTGGTATTGGGTGCTGGCACTAAAAAGGATGCACGCCTCATTACTCCATGCCGATTCCAGTCCAAACCGGATCCTTTTAATGCGGTAGCAATAAGTCACATCACCAGTTAGTCCCTGGCAGTCTGTGAATTCAGTCGCACCTTTTGTTAGTCGGGCTCTATCTGTGTATGATCCACCGCCGTCTTTACGCTGAAGGATATATCCGTCAAAGTTACTTATAAATGATGATGCCGCATCAGCTGCTGCGAAGAGAGCCTGGGTCATATGGCGCTTTGCCGTGGCTGCCACACTTAAAACATAAGACAGTGTTTTACTAACCGGTTTTCTAATCGACGCTGATATATAAACCGCACCGGCTAGAGTCTTATCTACAAACGCTGGTTCAACGAAAGTGAGTCGGATCAGACCAGGTCCGCCTATGGCACCAATGGTACCTCCGGAGCGTCTTGATCCACCGGCGCCACCGCCATAATCACCGCCTGTGTCACCGACCCCTGTCCCAACTGAACCATTGCCGCCTGCTCCTCCATACTCACTTACGGCGCCTCCGCCCGTTGATCCAGAGGCGCTATTGCCATTTCCAGATGATCCAGCAGCGGATCCACCACCGCCGCCGGCATTGGTACTGACCTTATCTGCGCCATTACCACCAGAATATTTGATACTGCCAACACCTAACGAGGATTGTCCACCAGATCCTCCAGTATCTGATGTACACCCTGCGCCGCCTTTAGCTAGAATGGTGCTTGTATTAATCCAGTAGGTGTCGCCGCCATCACTTCCGCTGTTTGTGCCAGCAGCTCCAACGACATAATCGTAGTAATTCCCGGGGACGACTGAAACGACGCCTTTTGAATAAGCACCGCCTCCACCACCACCCCTGGCATTGTTGTTGGTGGGTTGACTTGTTCCTCCACCGCCACCCCAGCACTCGACCTCAACCTGAGTAACACCGGCAGGCGCTTGCCAAGTTCCGCTTGTGTATAATAATTGAACGGCCACTTAACAAGCCCCCTTTTTACATCCAGGTTATATATAGACAGCCGGTTATATTCTGAAGTGCTTCCAGTACCGGTGCGGGTAGACCAGCAAGGAAGGTTCCAAGTACACCTGTTGTTTTGAGAAGTGTTTTGTTGGTGCGTCGGGTCAGGTTTCTGGAAACAATGACGCCGGAGGTTATTGTTTTTTTAATCGCGCCCAAAATATACTCAGAGCTAAACACCGTTACGGTTTTTATCCCTTTTGTAAATGCCTTGTAAGCCCGTCGTCTGACTTCACGGGATGCCTTTACTATTTTAATTAGAGTCCTGTTGATATGCCGGCGGGTGCTGCGACTGACGCGAATGATATTAGTGAGACGCTTTTGGATTTGACGTCTCACAGTGGATGAAACACTTGCAATATCAGTCAGTAATTTGTTTAAGATTTTATTTCGATTTACGGTACCCACTGACCGCAGTATTTTCTGAAGTTGGTTTTTCCTTGACTGTCTTCTTGCTGTTCTTGCTGCGGAGATAGCGTCGCCAAGTTCTTTTTCAAAGAAAGTTTTAGCCAGTACATTAAGAGCTGAAATTGTTGTGCCATAGTCGCCGCTCTCTGCGATTTTGCTCAAATCCGAAGAGTTATATTTGAACACTTTATTGGTTATTACGCCTGCAGCGTAAATATAGGCACCGTCACCTGAGATGCATTGTAAATTACCACCATACGCCGGGCTTGTGGCTACAGTGGATAGACTTGATGGATTGAGTTTGTAAATATATTGACCTGCAGCTGCGTAAACATAAGTTCCATCCTGATATAAACCACTAACGGTGTTACCGAGATTGGCACTTTGACTCACATACGACAAATCAGAAAGATTATATTTTCTCACGGTTTGAGTCGTCTGCCCACCGACAAATAGATGGGACCCAAAACAAACCGTGCTATATATGGTTGAACCGTAATTGGGACTTGTCGCGAGAATGCTAAAATCTGAAGGGTCATACTTTATGACGTTTTGGAAACTCGCCGCATATAAATAAGTCCCATCAGTTGAAAATGCCCGTGCTGTGTAAGAAAGCAGAGCGGATTCTCCGACTTTACTCATGTCACTGGTACTATACTTATATATTTTGAGAACAAACGGTCCACACATATAATAATAGCCATTAAGCAGAAAACCGTATTTAGTTTGGAATGCTCCATAAGCTGGTGTTGACGTCACAACAGCCATGTCTGAGATTCTAATTTTCTTCGCCGTTTGCCCACCTGAAGATGAGTCTGCACCGGTTATATATAGATGGGTTTCGTCATTATGAATGGACGATATAGAACCATCGGTAGTGGTGCCGTAATTGGGGCTTTCACCAAGTTTATTTAAAGCGGAGTCATATTTGAAAACCTTATTGTTGGTATAACCTCCACCTGCAAAGATATAAACTGGCATTAATACTCACCCCCCAAAAAGCCAGGGCGGGTATTCCCCGCCCCAGTATGGTTTATGCCTGGTCGTAGACGACTTTAATCGTAAACTGGATCGAGTCACCTACTGAAACGTTGATCGAATCAAAGGTCGCGCGAAGGTAAAGGTTTCCCGATGTGGATGCATCAAAAAGACCCGCCTCAACGATTGCAGCGGCGGTGCCAGCTGCGGTCAGGGTGCCGATAACTTGATACGTATCATTTGTGGTGTTGGTCGTTTGCTGTGTTGAGGTTCCAGCCACACGGGCCTCAGCACGCGGCGTTTGAAGTGCTGTATTAGCTTCGGCTGCGGTGGTTGCGCCTGTTCCCCAGTGCACCCAGTTAGGTTCGGTTCCACTGCCTTTTATCCGATTGGTGGTGATGGCAAGTCCGTTATTGGTAACGACTACGGTATCCGGCATTATTTACTCCTCCTCGTGATGTTTTTGAAAAACTGAGTGACAATATTTCCGGTTTTCGTATCAGCTATGACACCTAGATCCTCACGTGAACCGTCAGCTTTAGTCACGACAGCTTCCACAGTGACTCTTTTGACACCGCCTCTTGCGGATAGCATAAAATCTCCCCTTCAAAAAAAGTTGGCCGGTGTTACCCGGCCACGTGTGATATTTAATCGATGATGGCACTCGGCGGCGTCGCCTGTTGGTAGCGCGGCTCTAGGACAAAGGTAATGCTGGCGAAGTTTGTCGCCTGGCCACTATTTGCTACAACTAGGGCGATACAGTCATAGTTGTTTGCAAGATCCAGTGCGATGCTGGGTTCCACCTCAAAAATGATGGTTTTGTTCTTTACATCCGCTGCCACCGTGTAGGATTTTGCATCGGTTTTCCTGACGAGGGTATCGTTCGTAGCGGTGTCCTCATTCGCCCAGATGAGAACATCACCAGTGAGGGCTTTACCCGTACCGCCGACCGAATCATACTGGTTAAGTGTAAAGGCCGTCGCGTGACCGACGGCCTGGGTAAGTTCGACAATGATCGTCGCCTTTTTATAGTTCTTTAGGCTGACGACGTCCGACGTAAACCCGCCGTTGGTGGTGCGAGGCTGAATGCCCTGTACCAATTTAAAATTATAGGCAAGATTGATTCCCATGGTTTTAACCTCCTAGGTTTGGTTATGAGCGGGTAGCAAGGGTGACAAACGGTGAATAGGTTGTCGATCCCTTATACGGAGAAAGCGGAGCGACCCATGCCGGTTGACCGTCAGCGCGATAGATGAAGCGGAAGATCTGCTCATCGTAGAGGAACCTGACATGCATTGAAACCTGCGCGTCAATACCGCCTTTTTCAATCATGAAATACTGGCTCATGTCGGCAAGAACGATGTCCCCCACCGTTCCAAGCGTGGATGCTTGTTCAACAGGAACGACAGGTCGGCCTAGGATAGTGCCGCGCTCGACGTATTCTCTCGCGTATGGCGACATGATGCCAGCGCTGTGGAGCATGTCCTGAAGCTGCGGTTCGACGTCCTGGTTGATGAACCATGCGGCGCTGGCTCTGTTTTTACCCCATAAGCGGTTCCACATTTTAGTGAGATTGGCATGAAGGATGGTGTTTGCAGTTTGGGACGTTTCCTTAGCGACAGTGACAAGGGCGCCTGCATTCATAATGCCAAGGGGCATCCCTGCGCCGGTTCCGTTTAGGATGGCGTCGTCAAGTTTAAAGGCCATTTCTTCTTCAAAAGCCATCCGGATGAAGGTGTCAAGAGCAGTCGAATCCTGAAGTAGTTCATCGGTGACATAACAAAGTGCCATCAGTTTTTCGAGTTCGAGCTCGATATTACGAAACGCCGGCTTTGTTGCCGGGACGGTTTGCGCTTCACCTGTCCAGAAGGCATGCACACCACCGAGTCTTGATCCGTTTGCCCTACTCGTCTCATCGACGCCTGGAATCTTCATGCGGTTGGAGTTAGCGCCAAGTGGAAACTTGCGTGCACGGTTTGCGATTGGCGCCTTGTCATAAGCGCGCTGCATCAGTTCTTTGACGTAGGTAGTTTCAACAACAAATCCACCTTCTGAATTGACCTGCTCGTTCATACCGGTTGCGTTTTTCATCATGGGCATTAGGCGATTATCTACGGTTCCAAATGGATCGGACGCATTTTTAACTGCACCTAGGAAATCGCCAAGGGAACGGAATTTTGGGGCGTCGATTCTTGCCTCAGCCGGAATGATAAGTCCGCCGTTCGCCGGCTTTTTCATCTGCGCTTCGCGCTTTGCCAAGTCGTCCTGGGCTTTGATTGTGATTTCGAGTGCGTCGATTTCTGCGCTCATGGTGTTGTAAGATATTTGTTCATCTTCAGTCATCGCGCGATTTTCGTCGATTGCTGTTTTGACAAGCAAACCTTGAGCATCAATTTTGCCTCTAAGTTGTTCCTTCAGATTCATAATGTGTTCAGCCTCCTCTTTCTATTTTCGAGTAGTTTTTCATATAGGTTAGCCGGCGCTTGCCGGGTTTCCACTTCGGTGATGGTCCATGTTTGCGGGAAATTTTCTGAAGTTAACTTCTCACGCAGAGAATTGAATACAGCATTGCGACTATAAGCAAAGGCCTCCGTATTATCGCCACTGGATTTGTCTGAGTAAAGAATCCCATCGATAAATCCTTCATCAAGTGCTTTTTTAGCGTTCATCCAGGTTTCTTCATCCATGAGCCGCGATATCTTGGCCCGCTGCATTCCGGATTTGAGCTCATAAGCGTTCATGATGGTTTCTTTAACTTCAGATAGAACATCGATCATGTGCTCGAGGTCTTTTGCCTCACCCATGGCGACCGTCCAAGGATTATGCACCATGAGAATTGACGTTGGAGACATTAAAGTCCGGGTTCCAGCCATTGCGATTACTGAAGCGGCACTTGCAGCTATGCCGTCGATTTTGATCGTGACTTCGCCTTTATGTTCCATGAGTGAAGTATAAATCTGAGATGCGGCGAAAACATCTCCGCCTGGCGAATTGAGCCAAACGGTCAGACTACGCCCCTTGTGTTTTGAGAGTTCTGCCTTAAATAACTTAGGCGTGACTTCGTCGCCCCACCATGATTCTTCTGCGATGACACCGTTTAGGGTGAGTTCATCTTCGTCTGTTTCTTCGTTATGGATCCAGTTCCAAAACTTATTCAAGTGTTTCACCCCTTTCGATGATCTGTCGTAACTGTGCCGCCACCTTTTCATTCTCTTTTTCATTTAAATTTTCTTTTCCAGCTTCTCCCATGTTTAGAGGAGATAAAAATATATCCCCTTTCGGTCCGATCCCATTCATATTTTCAAGACGTAATACATCGTTGACCGAAAGCCAACCCCACTGCCTGGCAGTCGCATAGGCGGTGTAGCGTGACACAATGTCACCCCGAAGAAGTGCGTCAATTTTGAATTCGAAATACTTACCAGCCATACGATCTGCAGGTGTTAGAAGCTGAAGGTTGAGATTTTCCTCCCACCTTTTGAAGTGCGGCAGCATCGTATAGATGATGAATTCCAGGGACTGATGCTCAATATTGTTATTGGTGGACCGGGTTAAATCGCCAATAAGGTGAAGCGGTACCCGAAACATCCGAGCGATGTCCTCAATCTGAAACCGTTTTGACTCGATGAACTGGGCGTCCGAGAGTTTCATCGTGACCGGTGAAAACTTCATTCCTTCTTCCAGAATCATCGGTGTTCCGGAGTTCTTCATACCAACGTAATTCCTCGTCAGATCGCTCTTTAGTCGTTCAAACGCTTCACTACTAAGCGCTCCTGGATGTTCAAAGATGCCTGAGGTCATCACGCCGTTTTTATAGAAATTTTGCTGAAACGACTCCTGATAGAGTCCAACTCGAAGGGCGCTCTGCGCGTATTCGATCGGCGTTACGCCGGTATACCCGTTCATCGATAGTCCGGGGATGTGCAATATATCGCGCCTGGAGAGCGGTTCCTGGGTTTTGCTGTCGAGATGGTATTCATAAGCCCCGGTTGTTTTGTCGATTTGGATATGCACCCGGTCCCATGAGATCGGTCTGAGCTGAATGATCTCGCCATAGGCATTTCTGATCTTCTGAGCAAACATATTACCACCGAGGTTAATGCTCGACATGCCGAACTCCTTAAAGGCGCCCGGCGTCATTTCATCGCTTGGTGCATTATGCAGCAGATCATGCTCACGGGCGTTTGACAGTACCTTTCGATTTCTTTTTGCATCCTTCTGATATAGAAAAATTGGACACGAGGCGAGCGTTTCTGATAGCACCCGGTTACAGGCAAACACAGCCGAATAGGCAAGTGCAGTGTCGGCATCCACCGCACCATAAGAAGTTGAGGGCAGATCTTCGCCGGCTAAAAAGTCATTTGCATATTTCTGAAGGATACTCATGAGGTTATTTTCCGGCATGATCGCTAGTTTTAATCGTTCCCAAAAATTCAAATTCGATCACCCCCTAAAGTAACGACGCCATGCCGCGCCGCTCGTAGACGCTTTGATTGTCTTCAAGTTTCATGGCAATCGACATGGCGTTGATCATGGCCACAATAACGTCGATTTTCTCAATGGACTTATTCTTCATCGGCTTGATGTTCCCGTTGCCGTCAATGGCAATGGTGACATTACCAAAGCACCATCGGGCCACCGGGTTCTTTTCATGAGTGAGTTCACCTGTTTTCATCAGTCGTTCAATTTCCTTCATAGCTGGATTCATGTGTAACATCGTCTGAGGCATCTCGACGACTTCTAGTCCTTTTTTCATCAGCCGCTGTGTTAGCATCCGGCTGTTCCATGGGTCTGTCGCAAGTGCGGCAATATGGTACTGACGCGATAAAGTCATGATTCTGGCTTCGACGAATTCGTAATCGATGACATTTCCGGGTGTGGCATGAAGGCACTTTTCACTCACCCAGCGGTCGTAAGGTACATGGTCACGCCGAATCCTTTCATGCATGTTGTCTTCCGGGATCCAGGCTTCATAAATGGCTCGCCACTCACGTATCCCCTTTTGAGGTGGGAATAACAAGCATAGTCCAGTGATGTCGCCGGTGCTCGAAAGATCCAGGCCACCGTAGCATTTCTTTCCGACCAAATCCGTGAGGGTCCAGTCGCCAACGGTCGTATCCCACAGCGTCAGTGGCAGCCATCCGGTGCGTTTAAGACTGATCCACTGATTGAGTCTGAGCCATCTAAAAAGACGCTCCTCAGATTCGCTGTTTCTCGCTGAGAGCGCCGCTTGGCGTACGGTTTCTATGTCAATGGTTTGATCCAGGGAGGGGTTGACCTTATACCAAAGTGCTTCATCCCAGGGGTCGGCGTCTTCCGGTGCGCCATAGATTTTAACGTACCACCTGGGATCGACAATCTCACCATCCAGGATCCGCCTGGCCTTTTCGTGGATTTCCCAACCGATACTCAGGCGGTCCGGGTCGTCGCCTGCAGTCGTAATGACCCACCAGATCGGTTCACGTCTGGCATCGCCGGCTCCAAAGGTCATAACGTCCCAAAGGTCCCGGTTTGGCTGGGCATGAAGCTCGTCAAAGATGACGGCGCTGGCGTTAAGGCCGTGTTTGGTGTACGCCTC